TAGAAGGTTTAGATACTGAAACTTGGTATGGAAACTTTAGAGGACAAGTATGCAAGCGCACTTCGTATAATGCTAAGACAAATGGTTTTAGAAAAAATTACGCTGGTTTTGAGTTTACATACGATGAAGCGCTAGATGCTTTTATCCCACCTAAATGCCACACAGAAGCAGTGTTAGATGAATCTATCTGCCAATGGAATTGTAATAACTCAGACCATACCTTGGAGGTTCCAAATGAGTAAAGCAAGAGATTTAGCCAGCGCAGCACCTGCGTTCTCAACAGTATCAGCAACAGAACTTGGCTACCTAGATGGTGTTACCTCTGCTATTCAAACTCAGGTAGATGCCAAGATAGCAAAGACGTTAACAACTACTACTGGCGATATTATCTACGCATCAGGTGCTAATACACCTGCTCGTTTAGGTATTGGCTCATCTGCTCAAGTATTAACTGTTGCTGCTGGTATTCCATCTTGGGCTACTGCTTCCAGTCCTGCTGATAGTTGGACATTGTTAAACGCAGGTGGCACTTCTCTTTCAGGCACAGCCGTTAACATCACTGGCATATCTGGTCAAAATGAATTGATGGTTTTGGTCTATAATTGCTCGGTAGCAACAGGTTCTCAATACCCAATCAACATAACTTTTAACGCAGATGGTGCCAATCATAATTATTTTATGGGTTACCAAGAAGCCCCTAGCACATACTCGGCAGGTAACACGGGAAGCACTGGACAAATAAGCGCGGGCAACGTGCCTATCGCTACAACTGGTGGAAATGCTTCCGCAGTTCAGAACGGCATCGTTCATATTATGGGCGCAAATTCAACTGGTCCCAAACCATTTACAGTTGCTGGTGGTTCAACTTCTGGTGGCAACAACGGTCAAAGGAACAATTTTGGTGGGGGTGTTTACAATGGAACTTCTACCATTTCAAGCGTAAGAATTTCTATGGCTGACACATTTGACGGCGGCACAATCTATGTTTACGGAAGGGCATAATATGAAAATCACTGAAAAAACTTTTAATGTCGAAACTGGCGAGGAAACAATAATTGAACGCGAAGAAACTTCTGCAGAAATAGCAGAAAGAGAAAAAGCAGAAGCACATTATTTAGCAATAAAAACTGAAGCCGAAACTAAGGCAACCGCTAAGGCTGCACTCTTAACACAACTAGGTATCACAGAAGAACAAGCAAAACTTCTTTTATCCTAATGATTTACGAAACATCCGATATACATCGGACAATAGATGACGCAGTAGACGAAATAGAAGCATCAATAATTTAAGGAGCATACGTGGCAGGTCGTGATATTACCGAAGGTCGTGGCTCATCTACACCTGATGTTGGGTTAGCAATTGCAGTTGATGTAGGTATCGTATCTACTGGAGGAATCTGGCAGAATACAAATGAGTCCTATGACGTTGCACTAGGTGGCTTGCCATTTTTCTATGCCATCAATGACTCACGTCCTTACATTAGGCAGACTGCTCCATTCCGTAAGGAACAATTTGATAATGGAGCAGAGCCAGGTGAGCAATCACTTACTGGTTGGTGGTTAAGAAGTCAGTCATCTTTTCACGGTGGTTCTGGTATTAAATTCTATGACCCATCTGCTGGTGAAACAGTGGCACATAGGTTCACAGATAGCAAAGGTGTTAATGTCTGGACTAAAGGACAAGTAACCCTACTTAAAGATACTGCTGCTACACACTATACATCTGGCACAATCCAAACCAACGGTAAGCCATTCCAAGTTGCTCGTTCAATTGAGTATAACGGAACTGATGGTGTTCTGTTGTGGGATGAATATGATGTAGATAAGATTGCAGCAGACGGAACAGTTACGCACTTTATTGATTACTCTGCTGGGGGTGAATACCCTGTTCAGGCTATATGTGATGATGGCACTTATGCTTACTGGATTGTTAACGTTCTAAATACTGGAACTCCAAGATTACGTATATATAAGAAGTTATTAACTGGTGTTTCTGGTGCTGGTGATACTCTTATGATTAGCGACAATGGTATTACTGTAAATACCGCTACTATGGAATACGTTAAAGATCGCATTGTCATGGGTATTAACAATAAGATATATGAAATATCCTCATCTTCATCTAGCCTTCCAAGCCCTATATATACACACAGCGATACCGATATTGTATTCTCTAGCATTACTGCTTCTGGTCCAGCCATCTATGTAGCAGGATATAGTGGCACTCAGTCAAGTATCTTTAAGTTTACTCTCAACACATTAGGTGTAATGCCAACTCTTACATCGGCGATAACCGCAGCAGAAATGCCAGTCGGAGAAATTATCCATAAGATTTATTACTATCTAGGTTATATGATGATAGGAACCAGTAAGGGTATCCGTGCAGCAACTGTCTCAGATCAAGACGGCTCTATTAGTTATGGCCCACTTATTGTAGAAACCACTCAACCATGCTATGACTTTGCAGCAAACAACCATTACATATGGTGTGCAACTGGCGTGGACGGAGCACCTGGGGTTATCCGTATTGACCTTAGTAACGAAATAGAGCCTTTGCGCTTTGCTTATGCTAATGACTTATATGTCAGCGGAACCAGCGGATATAGCACAACAACCTGTGCATTTGCTGGGACAACAGACCGATTAGTCTTTGCCACTACAGCACTTAATGCTGGCTCAGTAAGCAACAAGGCACTCACAACTAACGTAGCAACCTTGACTACATCTGCAGCACACGGCTTAGCCGTTGGAGATTCTGTATGGGTAGAAGGCGTTGACGCAACATTTAATGGTCAATACACGGTTGTTGCCGTGCCAACTACCACAACATTTACTTACGCAAAAACTGCATCTAACGTAACATCTACTGCCGTATCACCTGTTGGTAAAGTCAACAAGGTAGGTAGTATCAACATAGAAGCAAGTGCAACATTGACCCCTACTGGTTATCTAACTAGCGGTTACATCCGCTACGGAACATTAGAACCTAAGAACTTCAAGCGCCTTCTAGGACGTGGAGACTTTTCTAAGGGCTCGATGATTCTTGAAACAGTAGACAAAGATGGAACTGAATACGATCATATTACATATGACTCTGTTATCTTTCCAATTGAAGTTACTACATCTCAACCCGCCACAGCCCAAGAATATGTAGCATATAAATTTATTCTTAGTCGTGATGCAACAACCACATCTTCTGGTCCTATATTTAAGGGCTATCAGGCTAAGGCGACAATTGCAACACCACGTCAACGCGTTATGAAGTTTCCAGTCTATTGCTTTGATGTTGAAACAGATAGATACAATGTTCAAGTTGGTTACGAAGGTAAAGCACAGACCCGTCTTTTGGCTCTTGAAGAGTTAGAAAGCAACGGAGATGTTCTTACCTGGCAAGACCTAACTACTGGCGAATCTCGTCAAGTTGTTATTGAGCAAACTTCATTCACTCGTATGACACCACCTGATAAGCGATTTGATGGTTTTGGTGGGGTCATTGACATAACCATTAGGACAGTATAATGACAATCGCCAACTGGGCATCACTAATCTTAGCAATCATTGCAATCGTCACAGCATTCGCTGGGGCAATCAGATGGTTGGTAAAACACTTTCTTTACGAACTCCGTCCCAATGGTGGCGGTAGTCTAAAAGATCAAGTGAACCGATTAGAGAAGCGCGTTGACGAAATCATAGATATGCTATTGGACCGTAAGTGAAGACCGACAACTTTCCTAAGTGGTTCTACGACAACGCTACTGTCTCAGATTTTGAAGCAGGACTTGCTGAGTTCAAGGGCAAAAAGAAACTTAAGTTCCTACAGATAGGTGTCTTTACAGGCAACGCATCTGCTTGGCTACTAGAAAATATTCTTACTGACCCAACATCTATCTTGGTTGACATTGACCCTTGGTGTGGGAACCTACCTCACGAATCAGTATATGATTGGGGTGATATACAAGAAGCATACAAAGAACAAGTAGAGCCTTATGGCAAGAAAGTTCAAAGCGTTAAAGCATACAGCGGTGACTGGTTAAAGGAACATCGTGAAGGTGGCTTTGATTTTATCTATATTGATGGAGACCATCTGCCTGAATCAGTAACACTTGATGCTGACCTATCTTGGGACTTACTTAAAGTCGGTGGTGTGATGGCATTTGATGACTATGAATGGGACCATCCTGATGGCACAGATAAAAATCCTAAGCCAGCAATAGATGCTTGGCTAGCAAAACATAAAAATGAAATTGAAATATTCCGTAAAGGGTGGCAAGTATGGATAAAGAAAACCAAGTAGATTTATTCCTAGAGATAGCCAAGGCTGAGATTGGCGTTGCCGAAAAAGAAGGCAACAAGGTTAAGTATAACAAGAACAATGGACAACCTTGGTGTGGTTACTTTGTTAACTGGTGTGCTACAAAAGCCAAGATAAAGATTCCTAACTGTATCTATACACCCGCTGGTAAGTCAGGCTTCCAAGGCTTAGGCACTTGGTTTAACGCAGCAACAGAGAAGCCACAGCCTGGCGATATAGTTTTTTTCGACTTCCCTGGAGGCGAAAAGGTAGACCACGTTGGTATCATCCTCAAGGATAATGGCGATGGAACGGTAACTACTATTGAGGGTAACACCTCCCCAGAGAAGAAACCCAAAGGCTCACAAGCCAATGGGGGTGAAGTTGCTGAACGCATTCGTGCGTATAAGGCAAACAACAAACGCCAACTTACAGTCTTTATCGTAGGGTATGGCAGACCGAAATGGAGCAAGAAATGAAAGACCTAATCAATAAACTAAAGAGCCCTAAGACCAAGGCTGCTTTTATGTCCTATCTACGTGCTGTTCTAGCATCAGCAGTAACTATGGCTATTGCTTTGGCTGCCGATGTTGCACCTGAATACGCAATTCTCATTGGCTCTGTTGCTGCACCATTAGCCAAATGGGCAGATAAGACTGAAAAAGAGTTTGGACTAGGCTCCAAAGAATAGCCTTTAAACGGCTTTAAACGCCCCTTAGAACGACGAAACCCCCTTACCTTAGGTATAATCCTAGGGCGAGGGGGTCTTTTGTCATTTCTGGAGGCTAATCGGGATCATATTCTTCAGCAGATTCCAAGATGTCTAGGACGTAGGCCAACTGTTTCTCTTCTCGGCGACGTCGGTATTCATTAATCAACTCTTCAGCGACTCGGATTGCCACACCCGATGCTAAGGTTGCGTAAAAGACTGGTAGAAATAAATCGGACATATTACTCCTTAGAGATATATATTATATATATTATAATATATTATATACGAACGCCTTAAAGCGTTCGTTATATCATATAATATCTTATAGATTAATTATACTCATACCAACTGAGAAGTGTCAACTTTATAGGCGGTCCCAGTAAAGTTCCATTATCAGACCCTATGGGTCATAATACACCTATGACAATACAACTTGAAGAATATACGCTGCCCGAGCACATTTCATACTCGGCCATCACTACGTTCATTGACTGTGGCTACCAATACTACTTGGGTAGGTTACTCCAGAAGCAAGAGGAACCATCGGTTTGGTCGGTCGGTGGTTCTGCTTTTCACCTTGCTTGTGAGAACTACGATAAGGAAAACCTATGAGCCAAGTGCAACAATTATGGGACCAAGCATGGGTTGAGTGCAAAGGTGATACAGACCTAACTAATGCTAGAGTGGGAGGTCGTGCTACTAAGGCTAACCCTAACAAGGAAGATGTAAACTTTTGGCAGAGCACTGGTCCAACTTGGGTTCAGAACTATATCAACTGGCGTAAAGCCAACCCCGAGTGGAAGATATGGACAACCCCGCAAGGGATTCCTGCAATCGAACTTGCACTAATGCCTGTTGTTAATGGTGTTACTATCAAGATGATTATTGACCGAGTGTTTGAAGTCAATGGGCAACTTGTAGTGGTTGATCTCAAAACATCACAGCAACTACCGACTAGCAGTTTGCAACTAGGCTTCTATAAGATGGGCTTAGAACAACAGTTTGGCATTGAGGTTAACTGGGGCAACTACTATATGTCCCGTGACTCAGGCACAGCCTCTATGATTGACTTGCGTCAATACAGTAGAGACAAGATGGAGTATCTAGTTGATACTTTTGATAGAGCCCGTAAGGCTCAGATTTTTCTACCAAACACTAATAACTGCCAGTATCGGTGTGGACTCACACAGTTCTGTCAGTTCTCGACAAAGAAAGAAGATAAATGAGCGAAGAATGGAAACTGCAGGTGTCTTACAAAACACCGTCAGGGGACATGATAAATGTCCGCGCCAATACATCTGATGAACTCAGTGTATTACTTGAAGGAGTTGGTGACTATGCAACTCAAATTGCGTCAGTTCAAAAGTTGGTATTAGGAGCGTATAATGCACTCCCTTTATCGACGCCGAGTATCACTACAAGCATAGAGCAACCGCAATACTCGGCTCCGACCCAGGCGGGGGAAGCACCAAATACCTCAGCCCCAACGTGTCAACACGGGGCTCGCAAATACAAGGCGGGAGTATCAGCCAAGACGGGCAAACCATACGCAATGTGGGTATGTCCGATGCCACAGGGCGCAGACCAATGTCGTCCAGTGAACTAACACAAGAGTTCTTTCCGTTTTAAATATTAGGTAGGGGGTAGCAATGAGAACGTTAGTAAGGTCAGTAGGCCGAGCATCAATCGGGGGCGAACCCCTACCTAGTTGCTTTAAAGCATTTGAAGCCAATAAGATTATTATCCGTAGGTCTGAGGTTTCAATGTTTGCAGGTGCGCCAGGGGCAGGCAAGTCAACGCTTGCCCTTGCGTTAGCACTTAAGACCAATGTTCCAACGCTCTATATATCAGCCGACACAAACGCTCACACAATGGCTATGCGCTTGGCTTCTATGATATCTGGTAAGTCTCAGAGCGATGTAGAGCAAAAACTTAATACTGATATTGGTTGGACTAAGGCTGTCTTGCAAAAGGGTAGCCACATCGTGTGGTCGTTTGAATCATCACCCACACTAGAAGATATATCAGAAGAAGTATTAGCATTTGAAGAAGTCTGGGGCTGTGCCCCGTCGATGATCATTCTTGATAACCTTATGGACGTAGCCACAGATGGTGGCGAAGAGTTCGCGTCAATGCGAGCCATCATGAAGGAGTTAAAGTATCTTGCCCGTGCCACTAACGCTGCGATTGTTGTATTACACCACACTTCTGAGGCTATTGCAGGCACTCCCTGCCAGCCTAGGTCCGCTATCCAGGGTAAAGTTTCTCAACTCCCTGCTCTTATCTGCACACTCGGAACGGTTGGCACTTCAATGGGTGTTGCGTCAGTTAAAAACCGATACGGTAGAGCAGACGCAGGTGGAACGCTGATGACTTGGTTAGCATTTAATCCTGAGTATATGTATATCGAAGATATTCCAGAGAACTCATAATGATAACATCATACGCACTTACTTCACAAGAAGAAGCCACCGCCGTTGAGGTAGGATACCAACGTCAAAAGCCTTACTTCGGAGACCCTACAAAGAACATTAACTACTCAGAGGGCGATCTTTGGGAACTATGGCAACATGCTGTTGCTGCTGGTAGCGAGTTAGCATTTGCTCGTATGGTTGGTAAGACAGACTTTGTTCCCCACTTTAACAAGTGGAAGAATGAACTAGATATCCCTGGACTTGGGGAAGTTCGCTACTCGTTCAATGAGCAACCTAAGTTAAGATACACTAACCGCGATGATGACACACTTGTATACATTTTGATGGCAGATGGTATGCGCCATAAGACTAGACGTGTAGGACCTGATTGGCTAGGAGTCCCTTACAGAGCCCTAGGTTGGGCTTATGGGAGCCAATGTAAGAAGGAAGCGTTTAGATACAACGAGAAGTCTTGGTATGTCCCTGTGTCGCACCTACAACCTATGCACCTACTACCACTATGACAACCAGAAAATCGCATAAAGCGAGAGGGGCAACTTTTGAAACTGATATACGTGATTGGTTCCGTAGTCGGGGTTACGATGCTGAGCGTCTTGCTCGGGCTGGTGCAAAAGACGAAGGGGATGTGGCGGTCAGAGCCGACTTCTTTGGAAGTATCGGCATACTTGAATGCAAAGCCCCAGGCGCGGGCAACGCTATTTCACTCAGCGGTTGGACAAAAGAGGCTCAAACAGAAGCGACGCATTATGCGGAAGCAAGACAGATTGACCGCAAAGAAGTTCTTCCAGCAATAGTAATTAAGGCAAGAGGCAAATCCATTGACGATGCGTATCTAGTATTGAGGTTAGGCGATGTATTCTGATAATGATTTACCAGACATAGTAATGGTGCTAGAGCACTACGGCGCGGTAGTTCGCAGAACAACAGGGCAAGTTAATATTAAGTGCCCGTTCCACGATGACTCCCATGCTAGTGCTAGTTTCAATACAAGAGAAAATATATTTAATTGTTTTGCGTGTGGTATGCAAGGCAACAGTTTGCAAATTATAGCCAAACAGGAAAGGGTTGATATACGTGAAGCAAAATCTTTCGCAGAGGGAATTACTGGCCAAAGCAACACTCAAATACGCAGCAAATATTCATCTGGCCGAAGACTACCTAGCAAGTCGGGGAATAACAAGGGAAGTGGCTCGGGTGGCACGATTAGGCGTAGTCTTGGAGCCTGAAGTTGGACACGAAGCATTCCAAGGAAGATTATCCATACCGTATATTACCAAGACTGGTGTTGTCGACTTGCGTTTTCGCAGTCTTAATCCTGCTGTTGAACCGAAATATATGGGCATGACTGGTGTTGAAACCAGAATGTATAATGTAATCGATACTGAGCGAGCAGGCGATTGGATTGGTGTGTGTGAAGGCGAACTGGATACTATCACTCTTAGTCATTGTATTGGCATTCCTTGCATCGGTGTTCCTGGTGCTAACAGTTGGAAAAAACATTACAATAGAATTCTTGCAGATTTTGAACGAATATTTGTTTTTTCTGACGGAGACCAACCAGGCAAAGAGTTTGCCACTAGCCTTGCCAGAGAGTTACCAGTTACGATTGTAACAATGCCTGATGGTGAGGATGTCAATAGTTGCTACGTAAAATATGGAGCAGATTATATCAGAGAAAGAGCAGGACTAAATGAATAAGATTCCACCTTGTCCTGTTTGCGGTGAAGAGTTTGAAAACATCTTCGATGCAACAGATCATTTACTAGAAGAGAATGACTCAGAGTTCGACCCTAAGTTAATACTACCAAATGGGTATTCGCTTATGATTGGTTCTTTACTACGTTGCATTTATGGTGTAGCAGGTGATGAGAAGCAGGTAAAGGATATATGTGAAACTACATACGCAACATTGTATGCAGCAGAAACTAATCCAGGAGCAATGAAAGATATTATTCAAGACATAGTAGTAGATCAAAATATGGCTAACATCGACGAGGAATTAAAGCAGTTAATAGATGAAACAAAGAATGGAGAATGAGGAAATATGGCAGATTATAGAACATCTAAGGAACCAAGGTATCCAAGTGAAACAATATCAAGTGGAAAACAAATCTTTGATCATAACCCTAGACGTGCCGTTATTAAGCCTAAACCAATAGAGGATGAGAAGTATGCTGAAGCAAGGAAGAAAAATGCTGAGAGCAAATTCGTAAGTGATGTAACTTTAATTTACACCGAGTTGGAAGATTTACTTCTATCCAAGCATAAAGATTACGGCCCAAGCAACATCTCAAACGCACCTGGGGGTGCACTTAACGGCCTCCGAGTAAGAATGCACGATAAGTTGGCTCGTATAAATAACTTGGTAGATGAGAATAAAAATCCAGAGCACGAAAGTTTAGAAGATTCATTTAAGGATATGGCTAACTACGCAATCATCGGATTGCTAGTCTTGAGAGGAAAGTGGGATAAATGAAAATCTTTGGACCTTATAAAGGTAGTAAACAAAATGGTGGCAGGCCTATCTATGTCATCAAACGCAAGAAGAAAGATGGCACTACTGAAACCACATCTACCAACAAGGCACGTCTTGATTACAAGAAGGCTACTGGTAAGAAGTTAAAGCGTGACCAAGAAGTGGACCATAAAGATAATGGTGGTCGTAAGGGTAGCGATAGAATATCTAACTTAAGAATCCTATCTAAAAAGAAAAACGTAGGCTTAGAGAACAAGAGACGAGCAAAGTAATGAAAACTATTGTTTGCATTTCCGATTTGCAAGTGCCTTATCATGATGTAGAAGCAACCAAGGCTGTCGCTAGATTCATTAAGGCATACCAACCTGATACTGTCGTATCTTGTGGTGATGAAATGGATATGCAGACAATCTCGAAATGGAGTAAGGGAACTGAACTAGAGTTTGAACGCTCCATTGGTCGTGATAGAGACCTTACTCGTCAAGTTCTATATGACTTAACCGTTGAGCACATGGTGCGTAGTAATCATACTGATAGATTATTCAACACTGTCGCTATGAGAGCACCAGGATTGCTTGGTCTACCTGAATTGCAATTAGAAAACTTCTTGGGCTTAAAGGAACTTGAGATACAATACCACGCTGACCCTTACGAATTGGCTCCAGGTTGGCTTCTAATGCACGGAGATGAAGGCAACGTTCAACCTACTGCGGGAGCAACTGCACTAGGCTTAGCAAAGCGTTCAGGTATGTCAGTAGTGTGTGGACACACGCACCGTATGGGACTGACACATCAGACTCAAACATATCGTGGTGGCAAGCCACGCACAGTGTGGGGTATGGAACTCGGGAACCTAATGGATTACCGTAATGCAAAATATATTAAGGCTGGCTTGTTCACTTGGCAACAAGGCTTTGGTATCTTAAAGGTTGATGGTAAGACAGTTATACCTCAGTTAGTTCCGATTGTAAATAATTCATTCACCGTTGACGGTAAGACTTGGAAGTGGTAGTAAAGGAAATGATTGACTGGAATCGTATAGAGCCTTGGGATTATGTAGTCGTTGGTGTGGCAGCCGAATACCATAAGAAGTATGACATGGTTGAACTCGAAGACATTAAGCAATCATTGTATCAGTGGTTTGCTGAACATCCTAACAAGTTAGATACTTGGGAAGCAATCGGTATGAAGGATGCTAAAAACCTTATATATCGCTCACTTCGTAACCAGGCCTTGGATTACTGCCAGCGGTGGAAGGCCAAGTCAATAGGCTACGAGGTGTCAGATAACTACTACTATGATACAGAGTTAGTCGAAGCAATCTTGCCTTCAGTATTGCGTGGAGAGATTGGTGTAACCCATCAACTTAATCTCGGCGGTCCGTCTCGTCCATCCGCGCCTGCTGAAGGTGGTAACATCACAGTTATCATGATCGAAGTTGATTATGGTTATTGGAAATTAAATAAAGAAGATAGACGTATCCTATTCCTTAAGTATGCTGAGGCTATGCCATTTGCTGAGATAGCCAAGGAGTTGGATATACCTAGTGAAGATGCCGCTAGAATGCGTTGTAACCGAGCCATTCGTAGATTGCTAAATCATATAGGTGGATACAAGCCTTATCGTGATGAGGACACAGTTGGCCAAGAAGAAGCAACCGAAGAAGTCACAATAGTTGAACTAGAATAATCCAACACAAACTAAAAAGGGCCAGCCA